GATCCTCTGCGCCGGGATGCAGCACAACCAGTCCATCCCTCGGAACGGCTGGGGGTGGCTGGTCGGCTCGATCGTGAACCTCGGGTTCCTATGGTGGGGAGGGTTTTTCCGATGACGATTCTCATAGAAGGGGTGAAGGAGTCCGAGAGCGGGTGGACGAAAGCGGAAGATCACGTATACGCGGAGATCGACCGCTATGGCGGGCCAGCGAAGTGCGTCGTGTGTGGCGGGGCCCTGGCGTTCTCGATTGAACGAGCGGCGATAACCGCCAAGTGCTGCGGCTACATGTACCGCGCTATCGAGAAGCGGGGGGAGCGATGAGCGTACCGACGAAGTACCCAGTGACCTACTACAGCGAAAGCAAGAAGCGGGATGTCGTGCTCGAGGATATGGCAACGCCGCACCTGATGCACGCATGGCGCAAGCTCGGCGGCGAGGATGCGCGCCGCGTCCCGGCGATGCGCGGGCCGCTGCTCGAGTCGATGGAAGCGGAACTCGAATCCCGCGGCTGCACCTACGATGCGGAGACCGGGCAGTGGGCGCTGCCGCCGAAGGAGGAGGCGGCGCCGTGAGCCGCTCGGATATGGTGCTCGGCGGCCCTTTTCGTCCGCTGTACTATACGGTCTATCCTATCCCGCTTGGCCGCCAATGCGGTTGCCCGAAGTGCGACCCGAGCGCTGAGGCATTCTGTCTTTGCTTCCCCCCGCCAGTCCCGACATACATTGTGGAATGCGACCCAGCGGAGCCGTCGCGCCTGACGTGGTGGCAGAAACTCAAACGATGGCTTTGGAGGGAAGTGTGACATGACTTCAGCGGACCATAGAGCGGGAGAAAGGAACGGTAGGTCCATGAGAGAGAAAGAACTGACCGGCGCGCTTGTCCAAACCACAGCCGGCGAATACGGGTTGCAAACCGAACTTGCCGTCGCCATGCGCGGGGTTGGACATCTGATCATCGTCCGCCCGGAGGTCACGCGCGCCATCGCTGCGGCCGAGCAGCTCAAGGGCGGCTACGTCATTACCAACGAGGCCCAAGCGATCGAGGTCGCGGATCTCGCGGCCCAAGTCATCGACGGCGAGCGCGCGCTCGAGGGGCAGGTCAAGGACGCCCTTCGCATCCCAAAACAGATGGAAGCGGCCCTCAGGTCTGCCGTTGAGCCGACCCGGGACCGACTTGCCAATGCCCGCCAGATCGGCAACGCGGCCCGTGTGGCGTGGCAGTCTGAACTCCGAAGGCGAGCTATCCAGGAGGAGGCGAAACGTCGCCAAGAGGCTCAGGAGGCGGCTAGAAAGGCGGCGGAGCAGGCGTCCGAGACCGGGGACGACGCTCCGCCGGTCGCGGAGGTAGCCCAGGTCGAGATTCCGCGTATCGTTTCGGGCGGCACCGGCAAGATGGGGACGCAAATCAGGATTGAGCCGGTCGGGATCGAGGATTTCTCTGTGTGCCCGAAGGAGTGGCTCGAGCTGAACACGGCGGCGGCACGCACGATGTTCCTGGCGATGAAGGTCCAGAAGCCCGAGCCGGGGGAGTCGGTGGTCTGGCAAGGGGTGAGGTTTAGGGCCGTGGAATCGGCGATCAATCGGAGGTGATGATGCTGAAAATTGCCAGTGCGAGCGACGTGAACCGCGCCTTTGAGGCCCTTTACCTCGCAGTGGGATCGGTCACGGGAAAGATAATAGAGGTGCCGCATGTGTTCGTCCCGCATACGCCAATCGTCGGTGAGCACATCGTTCAAAATATCCACGATGCCGCAGCCGAACTTGAGGAATGCCACCGGAGGAACGCATGACCAAACCACAAGCAGACGCACCGCCGCAGGCCGAGCAGGCCGAGGACCCGTTCGAGAACCTAGTCCCAGGGCGCATCGTCCACTACTGGCCCAGCCTCCATCAGGAACGCTCGGCGTGCCCAGGTCCGTGGCCCGCGATGGTCACAGCTATCGGCCACGCCGGGGGTCCGGGCATTGTGGTCCTGAACATCAATTTACCGATGCCGACTCCGATAGGAGACGACCCGGTGCAGCGCCTCTCTGGCGTGGAGTACGCGGGCGACGGCGATAAGGCCGGGAAGTGGACGTGGCCGGAGCGATGAACGGCGTGCTGTGGAATCCGCCTGGAACGGGTCCTACGCTTCAAGAGAGACTTGAAGTGTGGATCGCTGCTTATGGGAACATCGCGCCAGGCGGCCCCGTAGCGCACGATGACATCGCGCGGCTGATGCGTGACGCCCTCGGCACTCTCCGAGCAAGGGACGAGCAGATCGCTTGGTACGAAACCGTCAGGAGAACCCTAGCGGCGAAGCTAGAAGACGCGCACCGCGAGATCGGAGAACTCCGCGCCGAACTCGTAATGAAAACGAGGCTCAAATGACTCGCCTTCTCGTCGATGGCACCGGGGTCGCGCACCGTTGCTGGTGGGCATCTACAAGCAACGTGGTGAGTCGCTTCCGGGCAGCGATCGAGCGCGCGAAGCCGAGCTCTGGCGCCGATGTCATCGTGTGCTGGGACGGGCCCGGATCGTGGCGCCGAGACATTTTCCCAGCCTACAAGGCAAACCGTGGCCAGAAGCCGGAGGCGCTCGTGAGGGCGCTAGAGGAGTGCCGCAGCGTCTTTCCTGGGTACGTTGCACCAGGCTTCGAGGCCGATGATCTGATCGCGACGTTCGCGCGGCAGGCCCCGCACGCGCATCCAGTCGTAATCCTGAGCGAGGATAAGGACATAATGCAGCTCGTGGGGATGCACTGCTTCCTAGTGACGAGCAGGGGCGAGGTCTACGATGTCGCGCGAGTTGAGGCGAAGTTCGGAGTGCCCCCGAACCGATTGCGCCACCTGCTCTCGTGGACCGGCGACAAAGTGGACGCCCTGGATGGGATCGTCGGGTTCGGCCCTAAGCGAGCAATTGCGAAGGCGCTCGCCGGCGAGATCGGGAATCGACTGACCTACGACCTGACGGAACTTGCAAATGTGCCGCGCGAACTGATGATAAGGAGGGAAAGGTGGTGACTATTGTCGGTATATTCCTAATTGCGATCGGCGTTTTGTTTCTCTCAATTGGCAACCGCCCGGTGCGCGAGATTGAAAAGCCGGCCATCCGAGAATTGCCGAAGGAATGGGATTGGCCGTCTGGCACCATGGCAATGCTTGCGAGGACCGGAGAGGAAGCAGAAGCCGCAAGTAAGTTTCTTATCAACGGTGGGCAAGAGGGGATAGTCGTTCTCGCTCCCGCTGGACAACCAGGAACGGTACTCCATGTTAAGAAAGGCGGGGGCGGAAAGGGCGTTTTCTTGGATTCAGTGAGGACCGGAACTCTTCAAGAGCTTGAACTTATTCCTGACATTCCGCCTTGGATGGTTGGCAACACCCGGACTAAGCCACGAGGAGAAGGAAAGTGAGCCGATGGGAAAGTTTTATGTTGTCCTTCGTATTCGCGACGTGCCTCAGCGCGTGGTTCATACTCGCGCTCAGTGGTTGCAGCAGCCCACGACTTGCAGCGGGGGGCACGTTCGCCGTGCCCGATTCGCTAGTCGTTGGAAGATATCCAGGATATGACTCGAAATGGGAGATGATCCGAACCATTAAGGTCGAGGACAGTGAGTCACGTGAGTGGACGATCCACCTTGGCCCCGGCGACACACTCGTCGTCATCCAGGATCGCGGACGCTGAACCGTGATATGGAACATGTGGGAGCACCAAGGCTGGGGCGACTCGGTGCACTTCTTGAATTGGAACAAGCGCCAAATTGCTGGCCGCCTTACACCTCTGCCACGAGCGGGAGACGAAGTGCGGGTAAAAATGGAGAGCGGCCGCGTGGCTCGATTCGAGATCGTTGATGTTGATTACATGATGGGATCCCACGGACATGTTCTTCGCCACGGTCAACGACCTAGGGTGGAGGAGACCGAGAAGTGAGGGCCGCAACGCTGCTTGAAGTCTTTGTGCCGGGCAAGCCGATCGCGCGGCCAAGCGCGCGAATGTGGAAGCGCCGAAAGGATCTCTACGAATGGTCGCGCACCGTGGCCTGGACCGTGAGAGCGTGCATGGTCGGGAAGCCGCTGGTCGATGAGCCGGTCGCGCTGTGGCTCACGTTCTACACTCAACACGCGGCCGACCTTTCAAACCTCGTGAAAACGGTGGAGGACGCGATGACGAAGGTCTTCTACACCGACGATCGCCACGTGAAAGAAATTCACGCTTGGATCGAGAACGGCGCGCGCGAAGGCGTGGCGATCGTCGCGTGCCGTAGGGAGGAGGAAAGACGGCCCGGATCGTTGATGGCAGGCGAACGGCTTGGGAAACTTCGATGAGTCGAGAGCGTGAACGGGAGGTCCCAAAATGAAAGAACTGTGGGGAGGTGCGGAGCAGTGGAACGCGGAGGTCGCCAGGGCGGAAAGCGCCAAGGACAGGCTCGGGGCTTGGTATCTCAAGCAGGAACGTGAGCTCGCTCGGCCCGGGAACATCATGGGGCTTTTCTTCGCCGGGATCATAGTGGGCATGGCGGTCGTTGGAATTATCTGGCTGACCGTCGCAATCATCGAGGGAGACTAGGACTGAGACCGCTCGAGGCGCGTTGGGTGGCTCTTTGGCTCGTTGTCGGCCTTCTGATGTGGACGGTCTTGGGTCTCGCGTTTGTAGGGCTTCTGAAGATGATCGCTGGCTGAACTTCGCCAGGGTGAAAAGAAGCGGGGCGGGCGCGCGGTCGCGCACCGCCCCCGTGGTCTCCGGGACCGCCCGGCCCGCCGGCTAGGGCGGCAGGATCAGATGCGCCCGGAATCGGTGACGCCGATACCGTGGTCGAGCCTGGCAACTAGAGCGATGAGAGCGAGCGCGATTGCCCTCCGGTAATCGTCTGCGATCGCGGCCTGATACGCCTGGCGAATGAGTGTGTCGATTACAGGATATTCGGCTCCACGGTTCTCTTGAGTGCTCATTTTGTCCCCCACAGAAGCGCGAGCGCCACCCCAAGCACGAGCAGCGCCCCCGCAATGCATGTCCACAGGCCGAACTGCTCCCGCCTCTGCCGTTGCTCCCGCGCCCGGCGCGCGTCGCTCCACCCCTGCGTGTAACGGATCGGGTGGTCGTCCCATCGGCGCGGGGTCATTCCTGGTCATACTCGGCCTTGCGGCTCAAGCGCCCCGGGTTGTGGTTCGCGTTCCAAACGCGGCAGGTGTCGCGCGCCTCGTCTTCGGTGCAGTGCCGGGCAATCGTCGTTTGTCGTCCCGCATGCGGCTCCAAACCGTTCGGCCATCCTGGATTGTTGCGCCACCAAATTCGCGTGAAAACTCGGTAGGTTACTGCGGTTCGTGTCTTCATCCTCGCCCCCGGATAGTCGCGAGCGGCTCATTCTGGTCCGCGCCGGAGGATCCGCCCGTCTTGCGGATCTCGATCACGTCTTCGCCGGTTGCACTGTCATGCCAGCACGAAACGCGGACGCCGACATGCCACCCGCGAACGTGCGCCCACATACCGCTCGCCTTGGTTCCCATCCGGGAGGCGGCCCCCCGGTTCCCCTGAACCTCTGCATAGAACTGCGACATCTTCATCCCCCTAGCAGGATGCGAGACGCGCCGCCGCGCGCCCGCCGTGAACGTCCGGCCCGGCGGAGCCGTGCATCAGAAAGTCCGATCGTCGGCCGACGCTGGCCGTGCGCTGTCGATTGCCACCGTACGCCGCGCAAGGGCATCGGTGGCGACTCGGTAGCCGTCTCTGAGCGCGTCGGCGAACTGTCGCTGCGTTACGTCGTGGATCGCTTCCAATGCGCCACCGAGCAACTTGCGGTCGCTGTGGTACGTCGTAACGTGATTCCGGTCTACTCGAATGCTGATGCGGCGCGTGCCATCTGCCATCAACCGCACGATGGCGCGAAACCCCGCTATCCGTTCGCTTCCCTTTTTCATGGCTCCCCCTAAAAGAGCGATAAAGGCGGCTTCGGGGCCACATGCGCGGCTACCATGCCGTCCAGGCGTAGTTGCCCTTCGGCCTCGCGCTCGCGCGCCTCAGCGGCTCGCTTGCGGTCTGCGAGGGTTTGGAGCTTCTCGGCGTGCGCGGCTGGGCGGCAGTCATCGCAGAGCCAAAACCGGCGCCCGTCCGCATCGTCGAACGGCATAACGTCGCGCGACCACTGGCAGCCCTGGCAGCGATCCGCCGGTATAGAATGCCGCCATCCGTGGCCGTCATGTTCTTCACGACACTCGCACCGCGTTCCCGGCTTGATCTGTGGGCTTGTCATCGCGCACCTTCCTTCTCCGCGTGGGAATATTGGGGCGGTGCGGTTCGATTGGTCGGCATGCCGTTCGGGCCATCGGCGCAGCATTTATCGCATGCGTAGCAGCGTCGTCTCATGGCCTTGCCCTCTTGCTCGGCGCATGGGGCGCACATAGGAATTTGCTTGGGATGGCGTGGCGCTCCGCCCAATCGGCACACGGGTCGCACATGGCGATGCCCATGAAGGAGCGCAGCCCACGGCCGTCGTGCATGTCGGCGCAGTAGGCTTGCTTCGGGTTCATGCCGTCGCACGGCACCGTCACCATGCGAACGGCATCGCGCCGGCATTCCACGCGACTCGGCCCGCGCTCACATGAGCCGCAATCGGTGTGGACTTTTCCAAGCATCCTGCCCTGACACCCGCATCGCGTTCCCGGTTTGATTGTGTTCTTCTCCGCGTGGGCGGCGCAGGTGGTGCACATTGGAATATCTTTTGGGTGTGTTGGTGCGAGTCCGTAGTACTGTTCTTGTGGCCAGTAGGTAAGCACCGTCACCATGCGGACGGCCTCGCGGGTACACGGCCTGTGTGTATCTTCTCGGTTGTGGCTGTCTCCGCAGTTCCGGCACTCACAACGTGTTCCAGGCTTGATCGTGCAGCACAACGCACGATGTTCCCTTGATGAGTGGAGCCCACAAATTGGACACGGTCCCCATTCGGTCCCCGGCTTGATCGTGGGCTCAGACATGGGGCACCTCGAACACCTCGTATCGCGCATGCCGCGTCTCGCGGATCAAGACGTGCGTCCCAGCCGGCCAGGCGCCTACTCTGAGGGCCAGCGCGAAGACGGGCCATTCCGCAGAATATGACCACGGTGAAGGAATGTCCGCGCGCGCCGGAATCTCGCCGACCGGACCGCGCAGCAAAGCGTTGAAGCGCGCGTGCTCGGTATGGCCCCTAAGCACGCGGATACGACGAAGGCTCGTTCTCATCGTGAACCCCCTAGCGGTCAAGGGCGCGAGACCATCCCGCACCTACCATCAAGACTAGCAGACGTTCCCCTTGCTGTCAAGCGCCAATCCGCACGCGATCTCGCGCTTGATCGCAAGCGTTCCACAACGCCCGAAAAGCCTCGCGCGCGCCTACGCGCGGAAAAGACCTTTACGGTAGTACGCAGACGCTGGCATACGGGCGTAGGTACGCTATTGGCTGGAAAAGGAGGGAAGTTTCTGCGACTCTGTCTCAATAAGGGAATGTGGGCGCGCGATCGGAGGGAAATAGCCGAAATCGCGTCAAACCGGCCTGCGGGGCGTTCTGGGACACTCGGAGGTGAAAACCACCCCGAGGTAGCGCCGGCAGGCGATATGCGCCCAGAAGGCAACGCTGGAGGTCTGGCGGGCATCCAGGCTCTGGCCCCTGCTCGGGGACCGGGTTCGGGCGGCCCCGCTCCCCTAGGAGTCCCACGCGGAGCGGTTGGGCAGAGTGGGGCGGGGGGCCCCATCCTTGTCTCCCCCTCACGTTGGGTCCCCTATTTTGGTGGGGTGGTTTCCGGGTGGGTCCCGTGGCGTTTCCCGCAGGTTTGGCTGCGGTGTCCTTCTTGGCCGCAGCGGGTACATCGTTTACCACGTTTGAGCCCGCCTTTGCGCCCCTGCGTTCGCTTTGTGTTCAGTTCCTCCCGCGTCGGTTCCACGCCAGAGACCCCGGGCAGGACAATCCGGATCCTGACCATCATTCGAGCCAAACCAGGTTCGCGCCCGCCATGGCGCGCAAGCACAGGTCGATGAACGCCTCCCCGTCCTTGCTAGAGTCGCCTATTTCGACAATGCCTCCGCGCCAGACTCCGTTCCGTCGGAAGTTTTGGCATGCCTTCCAGACGGTGTTTTTGGGGTAGCTGGACCACCGAAGGAGAGGTTGTTCGTAAGGACCGACCTCTAGCGCGCCGAAGAACAGCGTGGCACAGACAGACACCACGCCGAAGTCTGGTTCTAGACCGAGTTCCCGGACCATGGTCTCGGTTTCCCAGCGCGTGGGTGGTTTGGAGTGCCCTTTCTCGCGTTTCTGTGTGCGGACGCTGGGGGCGAGGTGTTCCGCTCGCACGCCCGCGCGGATATCGTTGTAGGAGACTTCTGGCCGCAGACGGACGGTTTCAGGCACGCTTCGAGGCTTCCGGAGCTCGGCGCCCATACGCATACCTTTGGGGGCGGGGGATGGGTCCAATGCGGCAGACTGGGCCTACTGGGGAGTTGTGGCGGGCGGTCCAGACTTTGGGGATAGTTCTTAGGCACAGGCAGCAAACGTGGGCGTCGTGGGTGGAGTGTGGGTGCCGGAGGCAGTGGAAGTGGAAGTTGGTGGGTTGGTTCATGGTTTGGGGAATTGGTTGAGGCTTAGGAGGGCCCGGCGTTCTTCGTCGGCGAGGAGGCGTTGGGCGCGTTGGGTGGCCGCGTCTAGGGCCTCCGAGCCGGGGTGGGCGCGTAGTTTCGCTTCTGCGGATGTCAGGTCGCGGCGGAGTCGGTCGAGTTTGGAGACGGGTCCGCTTCTCATGAGGCGGGTCCTCCTTGTTGGTGTCGCTGTTCCGGGTGGGTTGGGGCCCCTGTCTCTGGGGTCTCCTCAGCGGTGATGAGGACGGCGCCTGCCGCCGGGTCCCGATGGAATCGGACGGTCCATCCTCGGTACCCGGAGACGATGGCGGAGTCGATGGAGATGCCTCCGGAGCGGGCGGCGGTCGCGGCGAGGGCGCACATGATCTGGGACTCCGCAATCAACCAGCCCTCTTCCTGGGACTCGAGGAGCTGGTCGTAGCAGCGCTCGACCCAGGGGTATCCGCACATGCCGCATTGGCGGTGAAGGTGGTCGCCGTCGACCTCACATCCGGTGACGCGCGGGATCTCGCTCTGACCGGGACGGCAGAAGACGATGTGGTGGTTCTTGCTCGAGCACTTGGGGCACACTCCGTCGGTGTGGTTGAACGGGTGTGGGACGGTCTCGTCGTGCCCTGTGGGGCGCGGCATGAGGACCAGGCCGTCGTTGGGTCTCTTATTTGCCATTTGGGGCCCCCACTTCCGTGTAGGTGGCGTCGAATATATTCGGCTCAACTGGGTAGAACTCGCCCTTGATTCCACGGACGATCCACCACCGCGGAGGCGCACGATGGTCGCCCTCCAGTGTCGGAATCATTAGGTCTGGCGTGCCGTCGCCGGCGAACCGCAACTTGTTACAGCCCATCGCGTAGATCGCCTCTAGGCTGGTGTCATCGTTCAGATATTGCACCGCCTCGACGACTATGGGTTTCTTCCGGAACCACGGCATCCTCACACCTCCGGTGGCGGTGGCAGATCCTCCGCCGGTTCGAGTTCGTTGCCCTCCCAGGCGTCCCCGCGCGGCAGCACCGGATCCGGCCTCGCCCAGCCCGTGGGCGCGGGCCTCGTCTCGGGGATTGGAGCCAGCTCAATTGGCGGCATGGTCCACTGCGGATCATGGCGCATCTGGAACGCCGACCGGCAGGTCTCGGGTCCGTGGTTTCCACACAACGCTCCGTTTTTCTTGATCCACGCCACGTACGCCCTGCACTCGATCGAGGAGCGGATCTGTGCGTTCGTGTCCCCGATGGGCTTGAAATCCTCGTCGATAAGACCCTCGAGCCGGTAGGTCTCCAGTAGCGTTGCGTTCTCGGGCGTCATTTCGCGTGCTCCTTTTCCCACTCGAGCCGGTCCCTCTGTGCCTTCTCCAGGGCCGAGTAGTCCCCCCCTCCACGTGGTGGCTCCGGACGTCCGGGTGGGGCGCCGTTCCCGACCGTCGAGCGTTCCCACGTCCGAACCGCGGCCTTCCAGGACTTCATCGGGTTCCGTCCCACGCGCCAGCCGTTTGACTCGTAGTGGTCCATCCAGCTCTGCGGGTCGACGCTGTTTCTCCTTTCAAGGCAGTAGTCTGCGACCTCTTTGAGACTTGGTCTCAGAAATGGTGCGCGTGAAGCGACAGTACGTTCGCTATTCACAGACGATCGAAGACCCAAAGACGCTTGCATACCGCCTACGTTCCTTTCTGCCTCTTCTTCTGCTTCTTGCTTACTGCTTACTGCTTGTGGTAACTGAGCGTTACCGTGCGTAACAGTGACGTTACGTAACGTTACATCACGTGACGTGCGTGACGATTCTCGGAGCTTTTGTCGGTACTTCCGGACGCGGAGCTTGGCCTGTTCTCTCATCTTTTCTATGTCGTTCATGTTTCGATACTTGTCGTAGTTGATGATGAGCCATCCCCAGTCCCGGTGCTCGTCCAGGCGCACGATCCTAGCCCCTCGCGCTTCGGGCGAGCGGCTGGACGGGTCCTCGGACTCAAGCCGCAGGATCACGGCACGAACTTCGTGAGTGGGGAGGCCGGTGGCGTCGGAGATGGTCTGGTGGGTGAAATCCGCGACGCCATTCGCGTCGGAGTTGGAGCACATAAAGACGAAGACGAGCTGGTCGTTCGGTTGCCCCCGCATCGAGCCTTCCCAGAGCGAGCGGTAGATTTTCGCGTACACGGTTCACCCCCTGGTGAGATTTCCCCCGCCCCGTGGTACGCGAATCGCGTCACGCTGTGGGCGTAACTGCACACTGCCCTAGGCGCTATTTAGCGTCAAGGGAAATCTTCGCTTGACCGCAAGCGCCGCGGTTGGTAGCGTCCGCCATCATGGTTGATTCGCGTTTCGAGGGAGATGTCCTGCCCGACGCCACCTGGGGAATCTGTAAGATCCACGCCCCAATTGATGTGATCCGGCTCGTCGACGAGGAGGGGCGCCCAGCCCCGAACGGGATGTGTCGGATGTGCTGGGAGGAGCTGAGAGGCGATGGCTACTTCAGCTGTCCGGTCCACGGAATCCAGCCCAAGGCACCGGGTCGCGACGGGTGCCCTTTCCCAGACTGCTTGGGAGAGAGTCCTGGACCAACTGAGGCTGAAATTGAAAGGGAGGCCGAGTCGTACAGCCATATTTGGCCGGGCGGGCCTCCGGCACGGAAAGATGTACTGGATGCGCCGAAACCCAAACCTGCGAGCGGACGTGATCGTGAAGCTCTCGAAGGCGCTCAGAGTGAAGCCCGGGAAGTTCCTGGACCTGATGCACCGGGAAGCGTCGTGGTCGCCGGATGGAGAGATCCATTTTTGAACCCGTGAAAGTGAGGTGGGAACCGTGGTCCGCGTGTTGTTGCTACTCGCGCTGCTCGTCACTGGCTGCTCGATCCGCGAGCGGGAGGCCGATGCACCCAAGGAGCGATTCCCACAGTCCGGAACCAACTACGAGCTGGACACGTTACGCTCGGTCGGCAGCGTCGACTCGCTGCTCATCACGGTCTCGAGGCAGCGCGACGACGCCCTCGCGCTCGCCAAGAAAGCGGTCGATCAGCGGGACGCGAACACTTACAGAAGTGAGAGACTCGCGCGCCTGCTTGTGGACCACTTTGCCAAGGACAGCATGAAGTTTCGCATGCCAGACGGGTCCACGCTGGCACTCTATCCCACCGGGAAGGACTCTCTGGTTGAGATCAGCCCTCGCCGCATAAGCGATTCACTCCGAATTGTTATTGAGCCGCTTCTATCCTGGCGATCGGAAGTCGCGAAGAACAAGCCGAAACCCGGCGAACTCCGCCGTGCGGACTACGCCTACGACGCAGGCGGGATGTACGATCGCGGTGAGATCGACGGGAGATTCCGCATCGCGGACATTCAGGTCGTGTACCAGACCATCGGGTCAGTGGTCATTCCCGACACGCTGCTAATCGTCGCCCCGTTCAAGGCTGACTCTCCCGAATGGAGAGAGCGGATCGTTCCGGGCCGCTACACCGTCGTTGACACGGTGTTCGAGGTATACACTACGAGCGAGCCGTCGCGTATCGACACCACCCTGATCGTGAGGCCCCATTGACCGAGACCCCTTGGCTCCTCGTCCTCATCGCCGCGGTAGGTGCCGCATGCTTCTGGGCTGGCTGGCGGTCGGCTCGCGCCTATCTTCAGGCCGCTCAGGCAGTGTCCGAACTCACCAACGCGATAGCCGAGCAGAGCAACTCCTACGGCGCGGCGCTGGACAAGTCCACCTCCGAGTACGCACTATTGCGCGCAGCGGTGAACTCGAACACGGAGGTCGTGGGTGACAAGCTCGGAAGAATCGAAGATTCCCTCGTCACCCTCTTCACGGGATTCCAGAGAGCGGGCATTGTCGGAAGCCCAGGCCGCTCGCCGGGCCGCCAAGTTGGAGAGAAGGGCCCAGAATAAGGCTGCGTGGGCTCGTCTACTGGCCGAGCAACGCCAGGCACAAAAGGAGGCGAGAAATGAAATTCGCATGCAGTGTCGTGGGCCACGAGACGATCTTCAAGAAGGACCAGGTGCTCGTGAAGGTGAAACTGACGAACGAGGTCCAGGGCCTGAAGGCTCAGCTGATCGTGGACGAGGAGGATCGGGTCAACTATCCGTTCGGCTCAAGCGCCGTTCTCGACTTCGAGGTTCAGCAAAAAATCCCCTTCGGGACCAAGCAGTAGCCTCCCGGCGCGGGGCGGCCAAGGACGAGCCGCCCCCGCCTAAGTTCCCCGGCCTCGACTACTACGCAGACCTGGATCACTTTGAGGAATTCTGCCGCGACTGCCTCGTCATCATTACGAAGCAGGGCGCGCGCGTCCGTTTCGTCCTGAACAGCAGTCAAAAACTCGTCCTCGGCAGGATCCGCAAGCTCGTAGCCGCAGGCGTTCCGCCACGCATCCTGATTTTGAAATCCCGACAAGTGGGCATCTCTACGCTGATCGAGGCGGTCCTCTCTTGGGACTGCCTCATGCAAGCGAACCGATCGGCGCTCGTGATCGCCCACACGCTCAAGAGCTCGAAGGCCCTGTTCCGCATGAGCCGCAACTACCACCGATTCCTCACGGGCCAGATGCAACAGGAGACCCGGATCCAGAATGTCCATGAGATCGAGTTCGACTCGGGCTCACGTCTCCAGGTTGAGGTCCAGGGAGACCCGCGCGGGTACACGGCGCAGAAGGTCCACCTGAGCGAGTTCGCCTACTTCGAGCAGGCCGAGGACACGCTAGCCGCGATCATGCAGACGGTCCCGCTGACGATCGACTCCCTGGCGGCCATCGAGAGCACGGCGAACGGAATGGGCGGGATCGGACAGAAGTTTCACAAGATGTGGCAGCGAGCCGTCGGCCTGGCGATCGACGAGGACGTGCCGGAGGACGAGAAGGGCTGGACGCCCATCTTCATCCCTTGGTTTCAGCACGAGGAATACGAACTGCCGCTGAGGGGCGAGCGATTCTTCCGCAACGCAACCGAGCAGGCTCTCTGCCGGGCGCATCCCGAGATCACAAACCAGAAGCTCAAGTGGCGCCGGTGGTGCATCAGCGCGAACCTGGACGGAGACGAAGGCCGGTTCGCGCAGGAGTACCCGGCGACCGATCAAGAGGCGTTCTCGCTCTCCGGTCGGCCAGCGTTCGACATCGAGGCGATCACCCACTACACGAAGGCCCTCGCGACTCTAGTGCAGGAGCACAAGCTCCCGCCGCAGTCGGAGATAGAGGCCGACCCTCCGGGATTCGGAGTGCCGCAGATCGTCGTTACGGATCGCGGAAGGCTGCGGATCTTCTTCGAGCCCGAGCCGCGGCACACCTACGTTATCGGCGCCGACCCGTCCGAGGGAGATCCGGGGTCCGATCCCTCCCCGCTTGCGGTCCTGGACGACCAGACGTTGGACCTCGCGGCGACCTGGTACGGCAAGGCTCCGCCGGACGTGCTCGCCATGCACGCCATCGACCTAGCGCGCTACTACAACGAGGGACTCATCATCAACGAGGCGAATAACCACGGCATTCTCTTCCACGAGACCGTCATGCAACTCGGGTACCCGAGCCTCTACTTCCGACTCGTGAGCGCGGACTCGGTCGCCGGCGAGGTGACGGAGAAGCCCGGCTACCTCTCGACCACGAAGAACCGTCAACACCTCTTCGACACGCTCAGGAAGTACGTGCGGATGAAGATGGGGCGGATCCACTGCCCACACGCCGTCCAGCAGATTCAAACGCTCGTCTACGTCGAGGACAAGGTGCAAGCCGGGGTCGGCTCGGATAAGGACCTAATGGTCGCGATTGGTCTCTGCCTCATGGCCCACCGCGGGTCGATGCAGAATCCGCTTGTGCCGCACCCGGAGCTCCTGGTTCGCTCGACCGCGACGACGGCCTCGCTCCTCAAGGAGCGGGAAGGCGTGGAGGTTGCGGCGCAGTTCGTAAAAGTGAAAACTGGAATGACAATGGACGAGGTCCTCAAAATGGAGGATGCTATCGTGGCGCGCGAGGCGAGGCAAAAGAAGTTCGGGGTGGGAGGGATGCGGTGAAGAGGCCGCCGAAGATCAGCGACGAACTGGACGAAGAGACGCTGGCCCTAATCATTCGCAAGCAGACCTATCAGGATTCACGCGGCAGCATCGGCAACTGTGAGTGCTGCGGAGTTGCTCTGGACGGGAGCGCCTACGACGTGCTGCGCCAGGGCGAGAGGCGTTGCCAGGTGTGTAGGATGCTCGGCAATCGAAAGGACAAGTTCCAGTCTGGGGAGTGAGGTGGCGGATGGGCGGTGAGAGACCCTTCGACGACGACCGATGGCCCGATCAAGAGGGCTTCGCTGTCTGCTTCCTCTGCGGTCGCAGGGTCGATCCGCGCGACTCCCATCGCGGTACGTACACCTCCAACGCCTCGGCCTGCGAGCCCCTGCCCCTCCACCTGCCATGCCTCGATGGCCGAGACATGCTCCAAGTCGAAACGGCCTTCATGCGCGCGTTACTCCAGATGGGCGACGCGAACGCGAAGAGGGCCCGAGAAGCGGCGCGGTGCGCTTCGGCGGAGAGCCACTGATAATGTGCCCCCTCTATGAGTACGCTTGCGATCGAGGGCACACCACCGAAAGATTCTACGGCATGCGCGATCCGCACCCTTCGCACATCGACTGCGAGAGCTGCCCTCATCTCGCCTACCGGGTCTTCAGCCCGGCCGCGGTCGTTGATGACTTCCCGGAGCACTACAACTGGTCGCTGGGATGCGTGGTCAAGAGCCGCAAGCATCACGAGCAGATCCAGCGCGAGCGTAATTTGCAAGACTGGGTTCCCGTGAAAGAGGCCCCGATGTTCGGCAAACTCCGGAAGGAGGGGCATCAGATCTAATGCCCGGCACCGCCTTCACCCTCGCCGACGGTTCGATCTTCTCCGCCACCGAACGGCACGTGCCGGAGACGCCGCCCTTCGGCTCCTTCGGGGACGGAGACGAGGCGAGGGCCAAGCTCATCGCCTGGGTCGTCGATAAGTGGAACACCTGCTTCCAACTCAAACGTGGCGAGCAGGAGAGGCTGAAGACCTGCGAGCTCTTCTACGCCGGCTTCCACTACATCGACCCCTGGGAGAACCGGAACAACCCAGTCACGAACTACTGCTTCTCAGGTGTCGAGACGGTCTGGCCGATCCTCACGCAGTCGAGGCCGCGACCGGAGCCCGTGCCGCGCAATTTCATGGACGCGGACAAGGTCAAGCGACTCGCCGAGTACGCGACCTACAAGATGGACAGCTCAGGGTTCGACCGGATCTTCCGAGTCTGTACGCGCGACCTTCTCAAGTACGGCTGGTGCTGCCCGATGATCGGCTGGGACGCGCAGGGCCGGGCGATCCCGAAGTACCTCTCGCCGTTCGATTACTACCCGGACGCAGCTACCGACGAATCGGAGCTCGAGTGCTTCTTTATCGCGCGCCCGGTCTCCGTCCGCCGTCTACGAGCGGCGTTCCCGAAGGTCGCCGACCAGATCAAGCCCGACAACATCGCGAGCCCGAGCTACGAGGTCCTGGTGCAGCCCTATCTCGACATCGCCGGGATGTTCGGCGGACTCCACGGACCGCAGATGATTGGCACGATGCCGTCGGCCATCTTCGAGGGTTCCCCGGCGGCAACGACGAGCGGGGAGTACGGCATCGACACTGGCTCTTTCTCCGTGTTCGGCCAGACGGCGTTCCTGCTCCAGATGTTCGTTCGCGACTACACCACGATGTCCGTGAGGTACCAGGGAAGCCGCTTCATCGACCATCCGACCGGCGAGCTCGAGGTGCCGCACTCGATGACCGTGGAGGAGCCGTGCTGCCCGTCCGGCTGGCGCATGATCCCGATGACGGCCACCGGCGTCCTGCTCGACATGCCGAAGCCCGTGGACCCGGCGCTGGGTGGGGTTCCTGTGGTGATCGGTCGAGATTACGAGCAGGGCGGGCGCTTCTATCCCAAGGGCGAACTCGACGACATCATCCCGATCCAGCGGGACATCAACCGGAGCGACGCCATGATCTCTCGCGCGCTCGAGCTTCAGGGAAACCCGCCAGTCAAGACCAGCACCGACTCCAGGCTCTCCACCGACAAGTCCGCAGTCGAGGGTGGCGAGATCCTCCGCATCGCTCGCGGGTCGATCCTCGAGTACCTTCAGCCGCAGGGATTGGCTGAGTCACACTTCGTTCGCCGCGCCGGCCGGCGGCAGGACATCCAGATCGTCGCGGGAACGCCTGACTCGCTCCAGGGGCAGAGGCCGATCGGGGTCGAGGCCGCTTCCGCGATCCGCCAACTGACCGAGTCCGGTGCCAGCCGAGCTCGCGCGAAGGGCGCGGCCATCAACGAATGGGCGGCGCTCCTTCTCCAGAAGATGATCCACGCGGACATCAAGAAGAGCGTGGACCCGATCTACTGGCGGGGCAGCAGCGGCCAGGACATGTGGTTGAACCCGGACGACTTCCGTGCGGACGATTTCGAGGTGCGTTGGGCCAGCCAGAGCGGAGACGCCCAAGGCGAACAGGATCGGCAGGATCTCAACATGCAACTGTTGCAACTGGGAGTGATCGACCCGCAGCAGGTTCTCGACGACTTGGACTACCCTGGAAGGGCGAACATCCTGGCGCGCGTAGGACTACAGCGTATGCAGGCAGCTCAGCTCGCAGCCGCTGCGAACGGCGGCGGGCCAAAGGGAGGCAGACGGTGAAAGCGGTCAAGCATATCGGCTTCAAGGCGGCGGTCGAGAAAGCGCGTGCTGGCGGTGCCACGAATCCGGCGGGAGCCATCGCCGCGGCGGCTCGCAGGGCCAGCCCGGCGGCCGTGGCGAAGAACCCGCGGCTGCTCAAGGTGAAGCGCGGGAAGAAACGCGCGAAGATCGCCGCGATACGCGCGGGATACTGACGTGCCGGCGGTCTCGAAAGTCCAACAGGAGATGATGGGCGCGGACCTCGCGCGAGCCCGAAGGGGAGAGCCGACGCGGACTGGAATGAGCGTCGCCCAGCTAAAAGAATTTGCCAGCACGCCCAGAGGCGGTCTACCGTATAGAGCGGCATCGTCCAAGAAGAAGCGCCGGAACCGGATCGCGGCAATCCGATCCGGCAACCGATAGGAGGCAGAATGGCAGGCGAAGACTCGAGGGGAATACTCCCGGGCTACGTGGCACTGCCGTCGGCCGGCGACGTGTACGCGCGCGCCGATAGGGTGGCCGCTGTTCGCATTGATGGCCCGTTTCTGGTACGCGGCAAGACTAGCGTTGAACACGTCAAGGATGGCTGGCTGGTCAAGGGTGCGGACGGCTACCTATTCGGGTTGGAACACGCCGATTTCGCGCAGAGATTCACGTATTTTGGCAACAATCCACCCAACAACTTGTTCGGCGGAGTCGTCTACGGCCTGGGACAGATGACCGAGGGCGTGGCGTTGGCGGACTACGTGGTCACGAGCCCGCTCGGAAACCCTGGAGCCACCATAGCATCCATAGCCAAGACTTTCGGGGACCTTCCAACCGGAACAACCTTCGTTGGTTCGACTCCGACCAGCCCCACCATAACTGGTACGCCGGGCGCGGGTACCGGCAGCACCCTCTACTACTTTGAACTCACTTCTCTGTGGGACGATGGCGCCTCAGTCTTGAGTCGTTATGTCTTCGGCGTAGACCCGCCAGGCGCGTAGGAGTCCTCAATGACAATGAGCCCGGAAATGGTAGTCGGTCCGACGCAGGACGCGCCACCAGATCGCCAAACCCAGGGGCTCGAGCAGCTCCTGTCCCAGGCGCTCGCGATCATTGGCGGGGACCGCAGGCTCGACCAGAACGAGAAGCAAATCGTCCGAGTCTTCGTTGAGCAGCTCTACCTCATGCAGACGCAGGGCGGCGGCATTGGCATCGGGGGCGCGCCGCAAGCTGGCGGGCCGCAGGCGCTACCGCCGAGCCCGGCCGAGATGAACCAAAACACTGAAGACATGGGAACCGCCGAGGGTGCCCAACCCGAATACGAAGGAGCCTACTGATGCCAGCGCCAAACCCTGCGATGATTCCGCCCGGTGCGGCGGAGAAGGCCGAAGAGACGGCGAAGACGCGCGACTACTACGCTGAACTGACCGATGAGGAACGTGCCGCAGAGGGGTTGCCCCCGCGGGAGCCTGCAAAGGCTGACGCCGCGCCCGGCGAAAAGCCCCCAGAGGAGAAACCGGAGGTCGAGGAGGAGAAAGAGGAGGCGGAGGAAGAGTCGGTCGAGGCCCAGGATGCTGCGACCGAGCGGCTCTTCGAGGAGATCGCCGGGCTGCGGGAGGACATCGACTCCAAGCTCGGGAAGACGGAACCGGCAAAGACCGAGCGGCAGGTCGACGCGAGACTCAAGGCGGCGCTGGAAAGCGACGACGAGTCGATACGGTTCCTAGCAGAGCAGCTACAGGCGGCGAACCAGCGCGTGGAGAAGGTCGAGAGCGACGCGCGCGCGGAACGGATCGCCAGGCAGGAGATCAAGGACGACGCCGATTTCGACGACGTGCGAGCGAACTACACGATCGGCGGAAAGCCGATGACCAAGGCGCACGTGGAAGAGGTCGAGAACTACATCCTGAAGAATCCAGAAGTGGGCAGTCGGCTCACCATCGAGGAGGCCACCTTGGTCGTATTCAAGGGCGCCGCGGTGAGAGCCGGCCCCAAGTCGCCCCCGGCCAAGGGCCCCGGCGGCTCAGTGAACGGAAAGGGCTCCTCCGTCGCTACGATCGTGGACGAGGGGAGCGCTGGCGGAGTTGCCGCCGGCCCTTGGAAGCCAAGGCCCAACGAGACCATTGAGTCGGCGATGAAGGTCGCAGGCGAACGCCTGCTCGGCGTGAAGCGCTGACCGCAAATAGGGGCACACAGAGATGACCTCATCCTTTCCCTGGAACCAGGTGAACGTCATGGTCCAGGACTACATCATCCCCACGATCCAGGACCAGATCTTCCTGTCGAACGCGATGCTGAATCGCATGAGGGGACGAGTAAAGCACTTCACCGGGGGGCGTCGCATTGTCGTGCCGCTCGCCTGGCGCACGCAGGGCGGACTCAAGTGGTTCGCTGGTGCGGACGTGTTCGCTCCGACGATTCGCGATCCGTTCCAGGCGGCGGAGTTCACGCCGAAGAACGCCAACGTCGACCTCACGATCGACTGGGACGAGGAGATGACCGCCTCGGGCCCGGAGAAGGTGATGGATCTGATGGAGGCGAAGGGCGAGATGGCCCGAAACACGTTCTTCGACGGCATGGCGGGCGAGATCTACAACGACGGCACCGACACGCGCGCTCTCGCAGGTCTCCAGTACGCGCTGAAGGAGGGCGCCGTGGGGGGCACGAACCCCCCGACGATGACCTACGGCGGGATTTCTCGGAGCGCCACGCTGAATACGTGGTGGAACCACAACTCCGACAACCCGACCACGGCCTACGTCACCGGCGCCTCGAGCACCTTCGCTGGCCCTGCGTCCACGGGACCGAACTTCGCCCCGATCAACAAGATGTTCGCGAACATCAAGCTCCGGTCGGGGAAGCTCCCCACGCTCATCCTGAGCAACGTCGGGGCGTGGAGCGACATCCACTACAACCTCGTGAAGAACGAGCGCTACCAGCGTCCGCAGCAGCAGTCGGATCTCTTCAAGGCCGGGTTCGAGAACTTCATGTTCCGAAACGCGACCTGGGTGCAGGACGAGAAAGCACCCCGGGACACGAGCGCGAACAAGTTCGAGAAGGTCTACCTGATCTACGAGCCGTCGGTGAGGTTGCACGTCGACTCCCGGGCGGACTTCGCGTTCGAGCCCTTCCGGAAGCCCCACAACCAGATGGTTCGCACCGCCTATATCCTCTGGCGGGGCGAGCTCATCATCAACGAGCCGCGTGCGAACGGGGTCATGCCCCGCATCGACACGAGCGGCGTCTCGTAAGGGAGGTGGCCTGACATGTTGAATATCGGACTGGAACTACAGCAGCAGATTCGCGGCGCGGACGGCACCCTCCTCTGGAGCGGCGCTCAGGTCCTAGCCAATACGTTCATTATTCAAGTCGATGCTGCGGGCGCGGCCATCAAGATGGCCGACGCGGTACAATACGACTCCACGAACAGCGTCATCCCGAGGCCGGAGACGACCGCGGCGGGAGCAACGCCGAGCTCGGACCTTCCGATGTCTCTAGCTATCTTCGGCGTGATCTCGCCCGCTAGCATCAATGCGGTCAACCTGATCGGAGTCGCTCAGGAGCCGATCGCACCCGGCAAGCGCGGCCTGATCGCTGGATCGGGCAGTCTCGTATGCGTGGCGAGCACGGCGACGCTCCTCGCTGTCGGCGTGTTCGTCGGAAGCTCGGCGACCGCCGGGGCCGTGGCGCTCCAAGCGGTCGGCGGCACCAACGCGGTCCTCGGGGCCGTGTTCAAGATCAACCAAGTGGCCTCTCCAGGCACCGGCAGCACGACTTTTGTCGGAATCCTGGTGAAGGGCGGTTCCTCGTCGGTTAGCTAGAACGGTTTGAGGCGAGGCCGTCGCATGGAACGGAGCGCCGTGCGCGGTAGGATTACGCGCACGGCGTTTCAAACTATCGGGAGGTCTGGGTGGCGTTCAGCGCCGCTTCGCTCAACATCGTGTTACAGGCTGCGACCGACCTCCAGCAGCTCGTAACCCTGCGCCAGCATGCCAAACTGTCCATCCAAGACGGCGCGTTGATCCAGTTGAGTCCCGCAACGACTCAGTCAGTGAAGGACGACGCAAAGGCGCTGGCCAACTCCCTCATCACGGCCGTCAAAACTGAGACCGCGGCCTGGGGGCCGATACCGTAATGGTCGACAACACTCTTCTCAACCTCGGCACCGGAGGCGACACCGTCGCCTCCGACGACATCGCCGGAATCAAATTCCAACGAGTGAAGCTGATTCACGGTGCCGACGGGGTGAACGCCGGGGACGTGGCGACCGGGAATCCGCTCCCCACCGTCCAGACCGGCGCACTGCCTGCGGGCACGAACAATATCGGCGATGTTGACGTTCTCACCCAACCTCCCCTATCCCACGCGACTGATTCGGTGCGAATCGGGGACGGGACGGACCTCGCGCTCGTTTCTGCGGCAGGAGCGCTCTTGGTAGACGGCGCCGCGGTCACGCAGCCCGTGAGCGCGGCATCTCTTCCGTTGCCAGCTGGCGCCGCGACAGCGGCACTCCAGACCCAGCCGGGCGTAGACGTCGGTGACGTAACGGTCAATAACGCGGCCGGCGCTTCGGCCGTGAACGTCCAGGACGGTGGGAACTCGATCACCGTGGATGGGACCGTCTCCGCAAACCTAAATGCGGGGGCGAACAACATCGGGGATGTCGATGTCCTGTCCGGTCCCACAGGCGCGAGCGCACTCCAGCATCAGGGGGAAGTGGCGCACGACGGGGTTGACGCGAACAACCCCACCAAGATCGGCGGGCAGGCTCGGCAGACCAATCCAGCCGCCGTAGCTGACCTGGACCGCACCAACGCGATCTTTGATGATGTGGGCCGCCAGATCGTCGTGTTGAATCACGCGCGCGACCTCGTCACCAAAAACAAGATCACGCTTTCCAGCACGACGGAGACAACGCTTCTAGCGGCCGGGGCCGCCGGAGTCTTCCATGATCTCACGCTGCTCGTCATTACGAATTCCAGCGCAACTGCAGTCCGAGTGGATATCCGGGACGCCACCGCAGGAACGACGGTCATGGAGATTGCGATTGCTGCGAACGGAGGAGCGGTAATCCCGTTCTCAACTCCGCTCCCGCAGGCGGCGGCGGCCAATAACTGGACCGCGCAGCTCAGCGGTGCCGTGACAGACGTTCGCATTTTCGTCCAGGCGGTGAAGAACGTATGACGCCGTCTGTAACGGAATCCTTGCCGACTGAGGCCATCGAGGTCGTAGCCGGTACAGTTCTCGGACCCAAGCCTGCCTACTATATGAGTGGGCTCTGGTGGGAGCCGGTGGATGGGCCGGACCATCTGCTGGTCGATGCCGTGCTTTCATGGGAGCCCAAGACCTAAGTGTCGATCTCCTTTGTTGCAGCTTCGGCGAACGCCGCTGCGGCGAGCGGCAATCTGAGCGTTACGCCTCCAACCACTCAAACCGACGATATCATGGTCTGCGCTGTGACAACGCACGACAACGTTGCCGTGACCTTTCCGGCAGGGTGGACGATCTATCAGGAGGGAAACAACACGACCGCCATGCGCTCGACTCTCGCGTGGAAACGCGCCGTCGGCGCGGAAGGCGCCTTCACGATCACCCACGCGGCCGGAGACGGGATCGTCGCGAACGTGGCGGTCTATCGTGGTTGTCTCAAGACGGCCACCCCGATCAATACGAGCGTGCTGACCCATAACGCCTCCTCCAGCACCTGCACGGCGGCGACGATCACGACGACCAAGGACGGTTGCATGCTCGTCTTCACCATGCACGACTCCGACAATGGAGCCTCCTCGGCGCAATCGAGCGCAAATCTCGGCTCGATGACCGGGCGGTTCGACAATGCCTCCACCCTCGGGCTCGACGAGGCCGTTTCCGGCGCCGATGTATTGCAGAGCACTCAGGGAGCCACTGGTGCATCGACCGGGACACTCAGCCTGGGGCCGGATGTCAACAGCGGCGGCAACACGGCGCTCGAGCCCGCGCCCCCTCCAGCGATTCCACCGAACAGTCTTATGACGACTGGGGCGGGGATTTGATTGCTTCTACCACTACAAATACAGCTCAACCTACCCTCGATTCCGGGTGGGATCACCCAGCCGACCCCTAACGGCGGGGACATCTTCTACCAGAGCGACACGCACCCGGACGCCTCGCTTGACGGTGTTGCCGGGTCCTACCACTTCGAGGATCTCTACCAGAAGAGCCAAGCAAACGGATGGAAGGCGGCCGATGCGATCACTGCGGCCGTAGAAAAGTGGGGCGGAGCCGTGTTCGGACTCTTGCCCGAATACTGGTTCCACGTGCCTATCCAAAACGGGGACGGGGTCCTCACCGATACCACCACGCTCAAGGTCTCTCGGTGCAACTTCAAGTTCGATGCCGGGAAGACCATGAAGGTAAGCGCCGTCGGGATCGCGAATCGCTGGACAATCATGGGACTGCTCCAGCAGGCGGGGACCGCCTCCCCAGTCGGTTACGACGGCTGCGACGGGACGATCGGCGCGACGATGACGATAGACGGCAACCATCAGATCTACGGATCGAAGTTCCGGAGCGTTGGGACGGGCGCGCAAATCAACATCCGCAGGAGCAGCACGTCGGCTGCCGGCGATGCGGTGAACGTAACGTGCGAGAGCCTTGGCGCGAGCATCGCGTCAATCTCGTTTGGTACCTCCGCGGTCCCCACGGCACGGGCGCATCATATCTATATGAATACGCTGGGCTCCGCGACGGCCGGCGTGGCCCTCTTCAACGTGGTCGACGCGAGGGACATCCACGTAGACGGCATCGCGAACAACGCAATCAACGTGGTCAATGCCTACACGCTCATCCGGGACGGCGTAATCCACGGAACTCCGGGGTCGGTAGACCTCCGAGGAAGCAGTGGGGTCACGGATCTCATCGACTTCACCTGGTCCGGAACGGCGGCGCAGCAGACAAGTTCGAGTCCCACAAACGACTGGCGCACTTGGTCGCCATCCGTGGTGGACGCGAACGGCAATCCATCGGCCGGTCGGCTCATCGAACTTCTCGACGGCTCGATGTCGGTCGTCGTTTCAGCCGTCTCGGATTCTGCGGGTCAGATTAGTTACACGACCCCCGGCTTCACCGGCATCGCGATTGCCAATGCCGTCAAGACTCGGGTTCGCGGTGCCGCATGGGTTGAGCAGGGGCCTTTCACCGTGCGTCGAGATGGTGTGGTCGTCCAGCAATTCGTCTGGCCGAGAACCTCTTATGTCGTTGCCGGAACGACGTATTACCAGCTCCTACCAGGCAGCGACAACATCGGGCCGGCGGAGACTCTCAAGGCCAACTTCAGCGTCTACCCGGGCGGAGGACCGCCGCCACTGGCTGTGCAGTTCACCGACCGCAGCACGACCGCACCGGGAAACGCGATCACGGCCTGGCTCTGGAACTTCGGGGACGGTCAGACGAACACCGTGCAGAACCCGATCCACGTCTACAGCGCGGCGGGGCTCTACCAGGTGACGCTGACCGTCACGGACGCGAGCGGGCAGGCGACCGAGAGCGACATTGCGGCGGTGTACGTCGCGGCTGTGCCCGGTGGCTACGTGCGGCGCGCAGTCCCGACAACGCCGTTCGTGGCAGGCGACGTGCCTGGGACGCCGTTTGTAGCCAAGGACGTGCCGGCGACCGCCTTTGTGCGCGGTGTCGTGCCTGGGAGCCAGTTCACTCCCTGCGAGCCAGTCGAAGTTGTGGAGGCCGAGGAAGAGTTCATAATCTTCGGCGGCGCCATCTTACCCGCGGGACCGGGCGCGTCGGCACCAGCGTTCACGCATCGCTCCGCGCCATCGACCGCCTTCGCGCACCGCTCTGTTCCGGCGGTCTCATACGGCGAATGTGGAACGCCCAGCCCCGAAGTTGTTGAGACCGAGGGGGAGTTCATAATTTTCGGGGGAGCCGTGGAACCTGTAGAATAGGAGACAGCATGACCAAGCGAACGGGGATGGTTCACAAGAGCGCGAGAACGCTGCTCGTCGTCTTCTGCGCTGCGCTGATCTGGGCCGGGTCTGTCTTCGGCTTCACCGGCACCGGGTCCGGTTCTATCTGGGCCATGCGTTCGGGCGACTTCGTCGCGAAGAACTTCTCAGGGGATACGGCCGGGCGCGACCTCGCGTACTCCTACTGCGGGTCCAGCGGGTTCATCCAGATAGGGCCGGGTCTCGAGGCGATGGACCTCGGGACGATACCGGCCGGCATTACGGTGATACGGGCCACGAAGAACGGCTGGGAGGCCCTTGGCACGGGAATCGTCACGCCGCGTCTCGGTCCCTCATCAAGCGCGGGCATCGGTGGAGCGATCCGCGTTGTGGACGGGGTCACATTCCCTCAGACCATTGCCGGGATCCAGCTTGCGATCAACGATTTGCCGGCGACCGGAGGGCGGGTCGTCGTACCGGCCGCGACCTATCTTGGAACCGCCCAGCTCTCACTCAGAAGCAACCTCTGGCTGGACGGCGCCGGTATCGGGAACGCAATTCTCCGTCGTAACGGCTCCAGCGCCTACGTCGTTCTGGCGAATCCTACGTGGGTCGGCACGCCCGACAGCAACATCGTTGTCTCCGGCTTTACGATCGACGGCCAGCGAGTCCTCGGAACCGGCGCGCAGGGCGTCCGCATCACCAACGCGAGAAAGGTCACGTTACGCGATCTGAAGATCGTCGAGACTGGAGCCACTTCGCTCGTTCTCTACGGCAACACGGCTGCGGGGCCCGGCATCAATCGGGACATCGCGATCGAGCACGTAATCATCGACGGCTCGGACGACGCCGGAATGGACCTGTCTGATGCGTGGGGCCTGGATGTCTCGCGATGCGAGGTCTACAACACCAAACACATCGCGATCAACCTCGAGCCGAGGAACGACGGCGGGCTACTCGAGTCGCTGAAAGGCGTCAGGGTAGTGAGCAATTTCATAAACAACACGGCTCCGCCAACGGGTTCGTTCCAGCCGTTCGGGATCCACGTGAACGGCAACCACGGAGGTGTCTTCAACGGAGAGATGGATGGAGTTGTCGTCTCGGAGAATACGATTCTTGGGACGAAAAACGGCATCGTCGCGAGCGGGCCGAATCTGCGCGGCGCGATCATCGCCAACAACACCGTCCAGGGATCGCGCAAGGAGGGCATCGCGCTATGGAATGAGGGTTCGTCGGCGCTCACCAAGAACGTTTTGGTCATCGGGAATCACGTCCTCAACTGCGCGATCGACGCTACGAACACGTTTTCGGGGATGGTTGACTCAAACGCGGTCAACTGCTCCTTCATCGGCAACTATGTTATCGACACCAACGGCTCTCCGAAGCACAAATACGGCATCGAGCAGAAGGGCGCGTCATCGACCGGCAACTCCTACGCTTTGAACTACGTGTCTGGCTACGCCACGGCACCCGATAACTTCGGCACCACCGCCGCAGTCAACGCCACCGGCAGGGGCGTGCTTGAAATCACGTCCAAGGCCGCGAATCCTACGGAGCCGTCGCTCGCCCTTCGCCCATTCGTCAACGACGGCCGGACTTCGCTTGCGTGGCTTGCCAGGAATCCGGTTTCGCTCGGATATCGACCGTACGGGAAGATCGACGCAGCCGGGCCGAACGGCGGCAACCTGGGGCTCGGATACATGTCCTGGTATACCTCCGCGGACACCACGCAGGCGAACCTCGAGAAGCGCATGGACATGGGCATCAACGAGAACCCCACGTTTCTGAACTGGGTCAACTTCAAGAACGTGCGTTACTACTCGCCTACCCTGAATCCTGGTGGGTTCACCATGAGTTTCCTCGAGTCGCTCATGACGGTGGCTGCCGATACGACCGGCTGGGCCGGCCCCAGCATTTCGCTGTCGCCCAGGAGCAAGATCTACTGGCGGTCGAACGCCTTCCCATGGACCGCCTATCCGATCTTCCAGAAGGACAACCAGAACATCTTCTACATCGCCGACATCAACACCCCTCGAGTGATCGTTAGCCCGAACGGGGTTGGCGCGATGGTGGCGACCGGGCTGAACGGAATACCTGGCGTGAGGATTGGTGACACGCAGGCACCGTCCAGCTCCAACAGATTGGAGGTCGCCGGACAAGCAAAGACCGAAGGCAACCTGATCGTCACCGGCAGCGTTCTCGCGACGGCCAAGGGGACGTTCCCGGACTCTCTCCGCTCCGGGCCGGCGAATATCAACGGAAACCTGACCGTAAGGGATAGCATCACTGCCGGCAGCCTGGTGAAGTCCAATCTGAGCGGATTCTGGGCCGAGGGCTCTGGCGGCCAGAGAGTCCAGGTGCTCGGGGACCAAGGCCTGGAAATGCGCATCTCAGGCGCCGGAGCATGCAAGATCAGGAATGCCCTGGGAGACCTCACGCTTCAGGGATTCTCTTCCGCATACCTTGGCAACATTACGAATCCGCAGGCCGTGTCGGTTACGGCCACGGGCGGCGTCCAGACCACCGACCTCTCGATTCTAGGGAAGCAGACCGTGCGGGATTCAAGCCGAGTGGATGGGAACTCCTTCTGCAACGGCTGCGCCGTCTTCTACGGCAAGGTCTTGGTTCGGGATTCGCTCCGCGTCAAGGGGCCGGCCGATGTCGTAGGCAAGGCGACCGTCAAGGACACGCTGCGTGTCGGCGGTACCGCCGACTTCAACTCTACCGTCACGCAGTTTCAGGGAGCGGACGTAGCCTCCACGGCGAGTATGACACTAGGGGTCGGGAACGCCTTCAACATCACCGGCACAACGACCGTGACGAGCATCACGGCGAAGCCGGCCGGAACCTTCGTTACGCTCTTCGTTCCAGGGGCGCTCCAATTCACGAGCGGATCGAATCTCAAGTTGAACGGCAACTTCGTGGGGAACGGTACCGGCAATGACGACGTGCTGAATCTCTACTGCGACGGAACGAACTACAAGGAGATCGGGAGGGTACAGCCGTGAGGTCGAGAATTGTCTCTATCGCTCTGATGTTGCTTCTCGCCTCCGGGGCTGAGGCCGCTACCCGGTTCGTGGACAACTCCTGCACGAACAACGGAGACGGGACGACCACGACATGTGCCTCTGGGGCGGGCCAGCCAGGCCCGTTCAAGACGATCGGCGCTGCCGTGGCCGTCGCCGTCGCCGGAGATGTCATTCGAGTGAAACGTCAAGCGGCCGATTACATCGAGAACGTCACGACGGCCGCCGCGGGAACGGCGTCCAATCCCATCACGCTGACGTGCTACGTCGGGGACACGGTCAAGCCGACCTGGAAGCGCTCCAGCGGCACGCAGTTCACGATCAACCACGCCTACTGGGTGATCGACTCGCTGGAGTTCTTCGGCAGTGACATCAATTCAGCCCAGATACGGGTTCGCGCCGCCAATATCACGTTCCAACACTGCCTCATTCGCCGGAATATCGGCCACGGGTTCAGTCTCGCCGGCAACACGGGCGCGGGCATCACGGCCAATAATTTCACGATTCAATGGTGCACCCTGGACAGTCTTGGAGCTGGGGGGGACCGCCATGCGCTGACCACGGGACACGCCGGCGAGGATTCCTTCGCGTACAGCGTCCAGAATATCAAGATCCTGAACAACACCTTCCGTAACGGAGGCGCGGACCTGATCCAGTTCTTCGAGGACGAGATCGGGACCCCATGCCGCTCCGCCCACGTCAGCGGGCTCATCCAGTTCAACGCCTTCATTCGAGGAAGCCGCGATCCGCTGGTCGAGAACGCCATCGACATAAAGGCGGCCGCGTGGGTCGATCAACCGATGTACATAACCGACAATACTTTCTATGGATGGGATGGCATTGGTGGCATCGTTACAACTGCGAATGCCGGCAAGACGATCACCACCCAGCACTGCGCTGAGTACACCAAGGTCGAACGAAATATCTTCGACAAGGGGAACGGTGTAGGGGCTTGCAATCCATGCATGGGGATTGATTTCCAGGCCGATAACACTGGCGCTGGGCCAAATGTCAGAGGCAACCGGATCGTTCAGAACACGTTCGTCGGCTTTAGGTATAGCACTCGATTGGCGTCCAGCGGGCATCTGGATAGCCTCTACGTCTACAACAACACCTCCGACAGCCTCTTCGCTGCCGCCGAGGCATTCATGCGGATCGAGGGGCCGATCAACAAGCTCATTTGCCGTAACAACTTGACTAAGGGAATCGTACTGAACTGCTCGAGCGGAGCGAACATTTCCGGAGTCGTGGCCGATCACAACGGATGGTTCGGAACCGGCGTGAATTGCGATGAGTCTCCGTGTACGGCTCCGAGCGATGTGTGCGACGCCGCGACGGACAAGACCGGCACCAATCCTGGGTGGATCGACCCGGCCAGTGGAAACTACAACCTCGCGGCGAGCAGCACGGCCATCGACGCGGGTGTGAATGTGGGGCTTCCCTTCAATGGTTCGGCGCCCGACATGGGGGCGAAGGAATCTGGGAGCACAAACAACGCCCCCGTGCTGACCCAGCCCAGTGCGATGGTGGTCAATGAGGGCTCCACGGCCGACCAGACGATCACCGCGACGGACGCTGACGGAGACCCGCTCACTTTCTCCAAGCTCTCTGGTCCTGCCTACGCCACCGTGACGACGACGAGCCCTGGGACGGGGACCGGAACCGGCAACATCCATCTTGCTCCCGGCTTCTCGGATGCCGGCGGTAACAGCATGGTCGCGCGCGCAAGCGATGGCGTAGCCGTGAGCGATAAGACGGTGACGCTCACGGTCAACAACGTGAACACCGCGCCCACCTTGACGCAGCCCTCCAACATGACCGTGGATGAGAACGTTACCGCCGATCAGGCGTTGAACGGGAGCGATCCAGAGGGGGACGCGCTCACGTTCACGAAAGTCTCCGGGCCTGCGTATATGACGGTGACAACCACGACCTCCACGACTGGGAACATCCACCTTGCTCCGAGCTACACGGACGCTGAGGTCACGACCGGAACAGTCCGGGCGAGCGACGGGACTCTGACCAACGACAAATCCTTCTCGATCACCGTGAACAACGTGAACCGAGCGCCGACGCTCACTCAGCCCGCGAACATGTCCATGTCCGAGGGAGCGGTAGTCGATCAGACAATCAGCGCGACAGATCCGGACAACGACGCGCTGACCTTCTCGAAGGTGTCCGGAGGCGGGACCTTCACAACCGTTACCACGGTCAACTCAACCACCGGGAACATCCATTGCGCTCCGGTAGGCGGGGACGCTGCGGGATCTCCCTACAGCGTTGTCGTTCGAGCGAGCGACGGAACACTCAACAGCGACAAGACGCTCACGGTGACGGTAACGGCCGTGCCGCCGTTCATTGACGCCTGCACGCCTTTCTAAGGGGACAAGATGAGCACGCTAGTCAGCTATCTCGTTGACGACGCCGCGCAGGCCATTGGCGACCCGAACAAGCAGCGCGTCCAGACCTCGCAGTGGCTCTCGATCTACAACCGGAGCAATCGGGAGCTCTGCCAGAAGGCGAACATCTTGAAGTTCCGAGACAGCTTCAAGCTAGTCGCCAACCGGCGGATCTACGACTATCCGGAACAAATGACGGTGATGACCGACATTCATGTCTCCGAGACCCCGACCGACGAGAGCTCGTTCCGTTACCTGAGCGAATACTTCGAGGACGAGTTCAGGGAGAGGACCTCGGCCCTGTATCCGGCAGCCACGCTGCCAACTCACTACCACGCAACGTCCGGCTGGTTCTATCTCGTGCCGATGGTGTCCGCCGACATCGTCGATGGGGGTTGCATCACTTACTTCGGCCTGCCTGACCGGCTCGCGGAGATTGGGACCAACGTGATGCAGGTCGACGACCTCGCCCAGGATTACCTGATCCGCCGCATGATCATCCACGGCCTCGAATCGAGGAATCGCTTGGTGGAGGCGAGGGCCGCGCTGGAGATGTGGAATGCGGACCTGGAAACTCTTCAAGACAAGCTGGACGACCGTTCGCAAGATCGGCGCTCCTCCATCGCGCCACGGCGCAATAGGTTCGCAGGGATGCACTGATGCCTCGGCTCGCCACGCAGGAAATCACGCTCGCGATCCGCGACTTTAGTCGGGGCATCGTGGGCGGCATTTCTGAGCGCGGGCTGAGGGATATCAACTGGCTCGCCGTAGCCGACAACCTCTACGGTAGGCCATACCGAGGGCTGAGGGTTCGCCCCGGATCTCGGAACCTTTCGACCGCGCTTCTCTCCGACGAGCCCCACAGCCTGATGGGCTTCTACTCTTCCGGCGGCAATAAGTTGTTCGTCGGAGCGGCCGCCAAAATCTTCGAGGTGACGGCGAGTGCGTTCACGCTCCAGACGCTTCCAGGCGGTCATCCAGGCTCGTCGGACATCTTCGCACACACAAACCTCGACGGGGTTCTGGTGGCGACTCAGCGGACAGGATCGCTCACCCCGCTAATGTACGACGGCGCCTGGAAGGAGCTGAAACTTCCGAAGCCCACGGACGCCATCGGGTTCGCAGCGGATACCGCTGGGCTGGTTGATATCGGAAACCATTACTACCGAATCCGCTGGCGGTTCGCGAAGGGATCGAGCCTTGTCGGGCCCGTGAGCGCGGTCCATACGATCGCCACGACGACGAAGACGGTCAATGTCAACGCCGGCCTCGCGGCCTCGGGGCGGAGCGACTACGTAGGCTGGACGCTCGAGCGGACGAAAGTAAACGGTACCGCAGCCGGCCCGTTCTGGTTCGTGGCCGACGGCACCGGGACTACATTTGCCGACAACATCCCGGACGCCTCGCTAGGCTATCTGGCCGATGAGGGACTTCACGGTGAACCGCTTCACTTCGATGGGATCACGAGTTTCAGTGGGCGCCTGTGGGGTTGGGCGGGATCGACCCTCTACGCCAGCCAGGCGATTGGGGACCTGGAAGCCACTGGCATCGCAAACTTCGATGCGGACCTTACCTTTCCGGTGGCGAAGGACGATGGCGACACCGTGCAGGTCTGCCTGGTCGTGCTGGACGAGCTTCTGATCCTGAAGAAACGAAGCGTCCACGTCATCTCTGGCGTCGATCCTGAGAGTTACGTACTGACTAGCGTCGTGTATGCCGACCCGGCTCGTGGAAGCGAAGCGGGATGCGCTGGCCCTCGGGCAGCGTGCGTCATCGGTGGGGTGGCCTACTTCTGGGGCGAGTCGGGCGGCCTGTTCACGTACTCAAGGGGAGCGGTTAAGCCAACGGGCTGGACTGAAATCGGCCGCTACTTGGACGAGGTCAATACGGCGGCGTTGGACAATCTGCTGCTCATCAACCACCAGGGCAATTACATGCTCGCGTGGTATCCGAAGGGCACGGTGAGCGTCGCCAAAGACCAGATCGTTCGCGATGTAAGGTTCAGGGATCAGTGGTGGCACTGGAGGGGTTGGGGGGCCCGCGACGCGATCGAGCTCAAGTCGGGGATCCTGGGAGCGGCCTCGTTGGCGATTGCCGATCCCACCAACTTCTCTTTCTTCTTCAGCATTCCGAATGGTTCCTCCATCACCGGGCCCGGTATCCCTGGCGGGACAACTGTGAGCGGCGCGGTCACTGCTGGCGCGACGACGCTGACCATGAGTGCCAACGCTACGGCCACCGCCCAGGATGTGACGCTCACGATCGCCGGCATCACAACGGTGCATTGCAACACCGTGTCCGGTTCGCCGATCGTCACGACCACGCAATACCATTGCTGGTCGGCCTTCGAGTCGTTCGGGGACTTCAAGACCTCGAGCGGTGGGGGCGGGCAAGCCGTTCCGGTGTCGCTCGAAACCCCTTGGCTGGATGCAGGGATGCCCGACGATTGGAAGGATCTGGACCGTCTTTCGTTCAGCGCCGATGGCGACGCGACAACCGTTTCGGTGTCGATAACGAGCGATCCCTTCGGCGGGTCATCCGGCCTGAGTCTGACGCTCTCCGGCCAAGGTGCCGATTGGGCTCCGGATAGCGGAAGCGGAACGAATGATTTAGAATGGGATATTGGAAACTGGACGGGGGACATCCCCAGCACGATCGCCGCTGGCGTGCCTGCCGGTACCATTGGAAGGCGGTTCAAGATTACTGCGGTGGCAAACCCAACCGGGGACTTTCGGCCGACGGGAATCGAGATGGTCGCAACGCTACTTCCGGATAAGGAGTACAACACGTGAGCCTGGTGATCCCGAACACGTTTGTCGCCGGCAGTAAGGCGCGCGCCTCGGAAGTCAACGCCAACTTCACGGCCGTCTCGGCGAAGTTCACGGAGGGCGCCGGAGGAATATCCGACGGGGATGTCTCCTCGGCGGCGGGCATCAAGAATACCAAACTCTCGACCGTGTCCGGAAACCGCATCACTCAGGCCCAGCTCGAGGACGATGCGGTAGATCTCAGGGTTCTCCGCGACGATGCAACGGCCGGCTCTCCGAACGCTGCGGTGAACACCGCCGACCACATCAAAGACGGAATCATCACGAAGGCGAAACTCACCACGACGGCCGGCTCGAGGATCACGAAGGCGCAGACCGAGATCGTCGTGCAGACCCAACTCGTGACCTTCTCGGGACTCGTGACCGGCGTGGCGCAGGTGTTCTCAGTGACACCGACTCCGGCGATCTCTAAGGCGACCAACGCTATACTCGGCACCTACATGTCCGGCATCAGCAACCCTACGGGCTTTCAGGCCATCTCGATTCAGGTCGATACGACTGACCCAACGAACTACCTATTCAAGATCACGGTATTGCCGTCTTTCACTGGGTCGTTCACTGGGAATTTGGTCGTGTCCTTTTTGCCGGCGTCCTAGTGAGGGCCAAATGGCGCGGCACGACGAGAAGCGTGCCGGGTTCGGATCTCGCGGACCGCTCGCTTGGCGTCGGCGACCCCAACTCGGCCAGCAAGGCGTCTGGCAAGCACAAGGCTACCTGGTCCAGCGTCGACCTGACCGGGGGCGGTGCCGTTGCTGGGACGGTGGTCGAGTACGACATCCTGCATGACCTCGGCGAGATTCCGACGGTCTGCACGCTGGCCAAGTTGGAGAACGCGGCGGTTCCTGGTACGTTCATCGAAGCGAACGCGGTCCGAGTGGAGAACTGGAGCCACTCGCACTGCCACATGAGCCTTCGGCTGGTAGCTGGTTCCTTCGATGGATGCCGGGCGAGTTTCAGGGTGCAGGGGAAATAGGGGGAGGCGAACATGGCCGTACCGATCGCCGCGATCGCAGCAGGCTACGGCGTTGCAAAGAAGCTCTTCGGCAAGAAGAGACGCCCAGACATTCGCGGAGCCATCGCGCGGCTGCGGGCGTCTCGGCCTGTCGGCTATCTGACGCCGGAGGATCTTCGGGCGGCGGAACTCACGCGAGGCCGGCTCACGGAGGGCGTACAAGCGCAAGGACAACTGGGCGGCTACGAAATCGGCCGCAGGTTCAGGGCGCGCGGCCTCGCTGGGTCTCCGTCTGAGGAGCGATCCCGCGCCAGGCTCGAGCAGCAGACCCTACTCGGCGCGCAGCACGCCGGAGAGACCTCCGAAGAGCAACTCTACAACATCCGCACTGGGCGCGAGGCGTATCAGCGCCAGCAGGAACTCGCGATCTTCGGCGCCGAAGTCGGCCAGTCTCAGCAGGAGCAGGAGAGGCAGCAAGCCGAGGACGCCGCGTTCTGGAACAGCCTGAACGAGTTCATCCCAACCATTAATTCCGCACTCGGCGGCGGGACCGCAGCGACCGATTACAGCGGATGGACGCTCGGTCCGGATGGTAAGTACCACCCGCCCCAGCAGGGGCCTCCGGGTTCGGAGGCGCCAGGGTTCAATCCAGAAGCGCCACCGAAACGAGTGTTCTGATGCCGTCCGCGCTCCGGGTGTCCCGAGATTTCGCCAGGCGGGCCATTGCGAACGTTCGCTCCGCCGCGAGCAACTACGAGCGGCAACTGGGCGAGCAGGGACCAGAGATCAAGGTCGAACCCTTCGACGCGCACAACGTCTCCACGTCTGCGGCGCTCATCAAACTGGGGACCTCGATCGCTGCGGCCAGGCGCCATAGGGCGAACTTCGAGGCAGCCCAGCAGGACGTTGCGCTCGCTCGCGAGAAGACCCGCGCCGAGATCGCGCGTCTTCGCGCGGAAGCAGCGTACAACCTGGGGCAGGGACGGCAGCCCGTTGGACGCTCGACCGAAATCACCCCATACCAGTCGGCCACGCTCGACCTGTCGAGGCAGCGCCTGGATCTGTCCAGGAGGTCGACAGCGGAGAGAACCAGGAACCGAGGGCGGCTCGCCAAAGCGCAGGCCGGCCTGAGACAGATAGACCTAGCGATCGAGCGCGACACGCGGAACCGCGCCACCCAGGCAATGGCAACCACCGTCCCGGTCTTCAACGCCGTGATGAGCGACGACAACGATGTCCGCAACAGGGCTCTGACACAACTCGGGATCAATCCTGACGACTACGAAGACATGAGCAGCCCCGAGAGAGCGAGAACACTCGAAAGCGCGAGGCAGAGGCTCCACGAACAGTACCTCACCAAGCATAGGTTCTACATTTCGCGCTATTTCCAGCCGCGCCGGCAGAAGTATCAGGCGGTCATCGACGAAGGCATCGCTGATCTTGGGGCCGAGGACACCGGCGCGGAGGAACCGTTGCCAGTAGAGGCTCCAGACCAAGGGGATCCGTTGGATGCCTTCTACGGCGGCCAGTAGCCCGCTCAGATTCGACTACGTCGGTGCCAGAAGGGCTGGCTTCACCGACCAGCAGATCGCCCAGTCCCTGGGTCGGAAGCGCGCCCAAGGCCTCGACGTGTACGTCGACCGGACCGAGGTCCAGACCTACCGCCGCACAGCGGGCACGACACCGCCCACCGCTCTTCCCCAGGACGCCCGCACAGCCGCTGCCACCGTCCGTGCGGGCCTAACGCCGCCCAAAGCACCATCCACCCAGCCGGTCGGTCCTGAAGCCATCCACGGGGCTCTGCCGGGGTTTGGCGGCATCTCCTCTCCCGGCGTGTCCAGGACCGAGGGGATCCCTGAAGTGATTGGCGGAATTGCGAGGGGGGCAGGCCAGACGGCCATCGACTTCGTCCGTTCGATTCCAGAACAGCTGCGGCAGTTCTACGAACAGGGCGGCCAGCCCCCCGCCTTGCCCGGAGAGCCGCCGGAGGCAACGGCAGCCCGCGGGGCGGCCTATCAGGAGGCCGCACGCACGATCGCCGGGTACACGCCTCTCAAGACCCCGATCGGGGCGGTGCTGCCTCTGATGGCAGCCCAGGGCGCCACTCAGGTGATCCAGGCCGGCGCGCCGGTGGAGACTGCGGCGGGTCCAGCGCCGCCGACTGCCGGAGAGGTGGGAGAGCGGCTCGGGGCCGGCGCGGCCGGCCTCGCGATGGGGGTGCCCGGGCTCCTTCACGGTGTCGTTGGGCGCGTCGTCCAGAAAGCGAAGCCGCCCACAGCGGCGGAGACGGCGGCTGTCCGAAGGAACATCGTGCCACCGCCGACGCTCAAGCCTCAACTCCGGTCAGTCAGCGAGACTGCGAGCCTGGAGCTGGGGCACTCGATCGACCAAATGCAGAAGAGGGCCACCGTTCCGATACGATTCGACGCTCCGGGAATCCTCACCGTTGAGGACGCCCACATCGTTCCGAACCTAGTCCGGGTCTTCCCGGGCGACGTGAACCCGGTGCGCGTCACGGTGGTCGACAACGCCACGGGAGAGATCCACTCTATCGCGTTGCCCAGCATCGGCTCCCTCCGCGAGGCTCTCAAGGCCGGCCGACCCAGGCCCGCTCCAAAACCGGAGGCCGCGGCCCCACAGGTCGCTGTCGAAGAGGTGCCAGCGGCACCCGAGAAACCGGGCCCGCCCAGGAAGCGCACTCGAGAGGAGTACGCGGCGCAGCAGGCAACGATCCGCCAGGCCGTGGCGCAAGTACCGGAGAGCATCGCGCGGGTCAAGGAGAGGACGGCGGAAGCGCCAAGGGCCATTGCCGCGCTCGAGCGGCAGATCGCCGAGAATCCTGGCGATAAACGGGTCGGCCGGTGGAAGCGGAGGGTCGAGAAGCTCAAGTCGATCGCTCCCGAGCCGGAACGCGCCGCTGTCCCGCCGCCGTCGGCGAGGGCAACTATCCCCGCCGCCGTGAGCACGGCGCCTCCAGTGGAACCCACGACAGCGAAATCACCGGAGCCTGCGGCCGCGCCTGCGCGTCCGGCACGAGCGCGGCCCACCGCCGCGCCAATCCCACGCGAGAAGGCCGCGGCTCCAGCCCGCATGCTCGTGCCCAACATGCAGTTCCGGGACGAGCGATCGGCCTCTAGCTTTGCGGTCCACGTTGCTAGGGGCGAACCTGGCTCCGAGCCGAAGGTTGTCAAGACGCGCAAGGGATACGAAATCGAGATCAACGAAACGCCGGGGCCTGCGGAACAGCTCGCAGGGGGTAGAGAGAAGTTGGGTGTGTCCACGCGGGAGGCCGCGGCCCCGGCTGAAGAGATCGTTGCTGGCCGCTCCAAGGTAGCCAGAGAGCCGACGGCCGAAGAGGCCGCCACGATGAAGCCCGGGGAAACCAAGGTCATAAAGGGCCACGTCGTTCATCGCACGACGCCTGAGTTCGAGCAGCGGATCGCACGGACCGAGCGGCGGACTGCCGGAGCCACAAGTCTTGAGGGCGGAGTCGCGATCGCCGAACGCCGTGTTCCCGAAGCGCCAGGACGACGGGCTGAAGACGCGAAACGATTCCGCGAGATCCAGTCGGAAGCCGAGAAGACGATTCGGCGCATCCGTGCGGCTAAGACCCATACCGACCTAGTTGCGCTCCACGAGGAACTGCACCCCGGGGTGTCGACCAAGTACCTCAGCTCGAGGGAACTCCACGAGATCCTGCTGCGCGAGGCCCAGGCTGCGGTGCGTGGCGCGAAAGAGGCGGGGACCGCGGAGCCCGTTTCTGCTACCGGCAAGGCGGAGCGGGCCAAGCCAGGCGAGCCGACCGCCCCTGCGGCCCCGCCGAAGGTCCCCAGCCGATCGTTCACCGAGGTATTCGAGGATCTGGCCCGGCAAGGCAGGACTCTCCAGGAGGCCACCGAGCAGGCTCGAGCCGCCTCCGGCAGCGAGCCACCGGCCGGGCTGGACCTCGAGTCAAGATGGTCTCGAGTGCAGCGCGAGGCGAGAGAAGGCGCAGGCCAGACGGACATCTTTGGTGGTGCGGCGATGTTGGGGAGACCGGCGGGCGAGAGGACTGAGGCCGACATAGACATGCCGGAGCGCGCGGCGCCACCGTCGGTGTCCGAGGTCGCTACGCGCGCGGCAAAGCCTTCCGAAGCTAAGGACGTGCCCTTGGAGGGCCTGTGGTATTGGCGCGGGTTCCAGAACCGTGATGTCGCACGTGGCACGGAGCCGACACAGGAGGCGAGGGAGCTTGTGAACGCCGCTCACGTGAAGATGCTGTCGGAGACGCGCGGGGGCTTCGATCTGGACGAGGTCGTGCGCCGGCCGATCCTTGTCTGGCGAGATGCGGCGGGAGAGCTTGGACCGGCTGGCCGTAGATACGTAATCGACGGGCACCATCGGGCCTACATGGCGAAGGAGGCTGGGGCCAAGATGCTACCCGCAGTCGAGGTCTTTGGAGACCTAGCCTACGCGAAGGATCAGGCGAGGCTCAGCAACCTGGCGTCGGTGCCGAACACGTTCTACGAACAGGCAAGGATCGCTCGAGAGCTGAGCGAACGCGGGGATTCCTGGGAGAAAGTGGCCGCCCAGCTGCGGGTCCGCATCTCTAGGGCGAAGGCGATGGTGGATTTCGCACATCTGGATCCCGAGATACGCGGCACGTTCTTTCCGCCCGGAAACGAGACCCTGATCTTCAACGGCACGGCACACGGTGAAGCTGTGGGGAGGTACGCGCGGGAATCGCCCGAACTGATGACTTCCAACATGCAGCGCCAGTGGCTGACCCACGCGATCGACGACGACGTGAGCGCGACCGCCTTCACGGAGGAAGTAAGGCGCTGGCACACGCTTCTCAAGGCTGCGCGTCAGGAGATCATCAATCTCGGCGCGGAACTTCGCGGCACCAGCCTGTCCATGACACCGAAGCAGTTCGCAGACACCTCGGGCCGGCTCACCGCGGCCGTGGATTCGCGCAGGCGACAGGCGGAGGCGGCTGTCCGGGCGCTCGAGACCGTCTCGGAGATGGCCCGCGGAGAGGGGCACAACGAGGCCAAGGCGTTCGTAGACCGGAAAGCGATCGAGGCGGCGGAGGAAGGCGCGAGGCTTTCCAGGGCGAGGAGAGAGATCGACACGGCGATCCTCGAGGCCCTCTCGGCCGCAGCCAAGGGAGAGCGAGACCTGCCCACATCCTTCGATGCGATCCAGAAACGGGTTGACGATATCGTGGGGCCGTCTCCTCCGCGCCGCGCGCTCGCTGGCGAGAGCGGGATCGTCAGGGCCCGGCAGGGCGATCTGATCCAGGCGATCCTCAACGCACGCCGCAGGCTCACCGGCATCGCTCGCCGCGACCGGATCGTTAGGCAACTGGCCAAGGGCCCACCGCCGCCAACGGGCGCCGCGGCCCGCATCCTGGAGGCGCTGAAGAAGGCCGCGCCCACTAGGGAGAGACAGGAGGCCTCGTACACGGCGGAGAGAATCCGGCGAATCAAGCTCGCGAGGGAAGCGGAGCGCGGCAAGACCGGCATGGCCCGGCACATCGCGCGCCTTCAATCGCTTAAGGGGCCATACCAGAAGATCGACTTCGAGAGCATCGCGAAGGCGCTGAGCCAGGCCGATATCAACGAGCTCGTGAACGCGATCTACGACCACCCGGCACTTCAGTTCTTCGAGAAGGCCAACGCTGGCCGAGCCCTTCGGAAACTGATCGGAGAAGAAGGCGTGGAGGTCCCGCAAGCGAACGAACTGGCGCTTCTTGAGGTCGTTTTTGGGAGCGACTTCGTCGACACGATAGCTGGGCTGCGCCCGCAGTTGTTGAAGCTCAAGGACCTGCCGTACGCGATCGGAAGCGTCTCGCGGGCACTGCGAACTTCGTTCGATCTGAGTGCGGCACTCCGGCAAGGACTTTATCTCGGGGCATCGTTCCCCAAGGAGTGGGGCCGGGCTTGGCTCGATCAGCACCGCTACTGGTGGACCGAGGAGAATTTCAAGGAGGGCATGCAGGAGATCTACAACGACCCGGCCTACGGGCTGGCCCGCAAAGCAAGACTCTCCATCACGCGATCTGCGAGCGCGCTTCTCCAGGCCCAGGAGGAAGCCTTCTTTGGAGCGAACCTCGCAGAGAACCTACACGGGCCGGTCGAGAAGTTGATCCCGGGCAAGGTCGGAAAGATCGTGGCGTCTCCCCTTCGGGTGGTGAGCAGTGGAGTTCGCCGGTCGGATCGCTCCTACACCGGCTTCCTGAACAAGCTCCGGTTCGACGTGTTCAAGGCGCTCGTCGGCATGGCGAAGAAGAGCTCGCGCGCCAAGTACCTCAAGGCGCTGAAGCGTGGAAGGGGAATCGCCGACGCACGCCGAACGGCCGACCGCTGGGACCCGGAGAAGAATCTCGACCTCGCGCGCGGAATCGCCAAGTTCGTTAACAGCGCCACGGGACGCGGCGACTCCAAGTTCATCGGGAAGTACGCACCGCTGCTGAACTTCATCTTCTTCGCGCCCAGGCTCATCAAGTCGAGGCTCGACCTGCTGAATCCCAGGAATTACGTGGCCGGCCACCCCTTCGTGCGCCAGCAATACATCCGCTCCTCTGCGGTTTTCGCCGGAGAGGCGGCGCTCGTGCTGACCCTCGCCAGTTGGGCGGGAGCGCGCGTGGAGCACGAGAGGCGAAACGGCGACTGGGGGAAGATCCGGGTCGGCAAGAACGTCTACGACATCCTGGGCGGGCTAGTACAGTACCTGCGCTTCTTCCCGACCGTGGCGGAGGCGCTATACGAGCAGGCCAGAGGCAAGAAGCTCCGATACGGCAACGCAGCGGAGATCACGTCGCGGTTCATAGAACACAAGCTCGCCCCGGTGCCAGAATTTCTACTCGGCTGGTACCGTGGGCTCGCGACGGAAAGGGACATCCGCAAACGCGGCAAACGCGGCAAGTTTCAGATCGGCCCGGAGCTGATGAAGCTCTTCACGCCTATGGTGGGCGAGGATTTCTTCGAGGTGATGAAGAGCGATCCGAGGCAAGCCCCCGTCGCGCTGCCGGCGGCGGTCTACGGCGTGTCGGTCGGCACCTATCTGAGGCCGAGGAGGTAGGGGAGGCATATGACAGCGTTTGAACTCGCAAGCCGGTACGTGGGAATCCACGAGCTCGCATCCGGGGACCACCCGCTGATCCAGTGGTGGCTCTCGCTGTGCGGCATGCCAACGGACGTGAAGGATGAAACGCCGTGGTGTTCTGCGTTCGCGAACGGGATCGCCTGGGAGTTGCGGCTCCCGAGATCCAAGTCAGCGGCTGCGCGGTCGTGGCTCGCCGTCGGCGAGGTGATCGGACTCGAGCAGGCGCGGCCAGAGAATGATGTCGTCATCCTCAAGCGTGGCCAAGGCCAGCAGCCCGGGCCGGAAGTTGTGAGAGCACAGGGACACGTTGGTTTCTTTGCCGGAACGCACGGTGATTATGTGATGGTGCTGGCCGGCAACCAGGGCGACGCCGTCTCAGTGAAGCCGTTCTCGGTGGGACTCGTTTTAGGGGTCCGAAGGCTTTCCGCCGTCGTCTGAGGTCGAACCGTTCCCGCGTGCGCCGCGGAGAAGAACCAATAGGGTGGAGATGGGGATACGCAACGGAAACGGCGACTTGCTCAAATGGGTTGCGAACCTCGCGAAGGTAGTCTGGTACGTTGGCGTTATCGCCGGGGCGACTTGGTATGTGTCCAAGTGGGACACTCGCATGACTGATCTCGAGAGGGGCGTCGCGCGCTTAGAAAATCAGATGGCGCAACTCAGAACCGACACGATCCAGAGATCCGAATACGAGCGCGTCAAGAGGATGGCTGATCGCGAGCATCGCAGGATCTGGACCGCAATCGGTCGCAAAGAAGACGCTGAGGACCTGGGCCAATGAGGGCTGCTTCGCTGGCGATCCTCCTGCTGACAGCGATGATCGGGACCGCCGCGGCCGACGAGGTCCTACACTACACGCTGCCTTCGACCTATGCTTTGGCCGTCGACGAGACCACGCTCGTATGCTCTGGCGGGCTGCCGATGAAGGACCTGGACACGCTTCGGCTCTATGCTTGGCCGGTTGCTGGCGGTGGTGCGAGAGTAATGCGGAGAATCTATGTCGGAGGGCGCGAAGGGGAAAGCGACACCTTCATGGTGCCGAACGGCTACGCCTACTGGGCAACGACCACGGCCGCTGGATCGAGCGAATCCTGCGTCTCTGATATCGTGTACAAAGTGGCTGGGGTTTCGGGAGTGGAGGACCCGACGCCGGGGAGTTCCGTTATCAAGGTCGAGCTGTTCGATGTCCAAGGCCGGCTCGTCGATGGGGCGCCTAGGGCGTCCGGCGTTTACTACCGCAGAACTACGTACAGCGATGGCAGCGCGAGAAAGAAACTGGTGGTGTTTTTGAAATGAACGCGGAGGAGGGATCATGGAGAACTTGATGTTCGCGGTCGGCTTCATCTCACAGTGGGCGAAGGCGAATCCGAAGGTGCCGAACATCCTGGTGGTGCTCGGCGTCTGCGCGATCGGCTATCTCGGCTATTGGGTGACGGACGAGGCCGCACTGGCCCACGGCGTGAGAGGGTTCCTGAACGGCGGCTTCGAGTGGGCGCTCAAGGGAGTGTTCGCGCTCCAAGGGACGAGCGCGGCGGCCAGTGGCCTCAGCGGGCTGAACCTACCGGCGGGCATGGCGAACGCGCTTCCCGTCACCAAGAACTGAAGGAGGATTCATGCGAAGGATTGCGTTTTTCGTTCTGGCGCTTCTCATGTGCGCCATCCCAGCAAGCGCGCAAACCGCGGTGCCACTTGGGAAGATCTCCGAGCGCGCACACGTCACGGCTAACGCCGGCGTGATGGTGCTCACTTCCGGGGAAGACTGGTCCGGTGCGAGCCTCGGCGGGACGGTGCTTTACAACCTGCACCCAAAGTTCTCCGTGTTCGGCGGGTACGACCACGGCATTCCCGTTAACGACGTGGACAAGAGCCTGAACCTGTGGCGCGCCGTGGGGAGTCTACGAGTCCATCCGAACGGATTCGTTGGATTCGGTTATGCCTGGTTCGACAAGCACACGGACGGGGCGCTCGCACAACTGCTCTTGACCAAGCAGGTCATGCCTCGGCTCGCCCTGAGCGGCGTCTACGCGCACATCTTCTCGAGCGGCGACCAGGACGACTTTGAGTACCTGCGCGTGTTCGTGAACTACCACTTGATCGGGAAGGAGTGACTGCGATGGCATTCGATCTACTGTCCTTCCTGAGCACGGTGTTCGGTGGGCTGAACCTGCCAGGTATCCAGGACAAGGTTGTCGCTTGGCTGAAGGAGGAGGGGGAAGAGTATCCCGATCTCCAGGAGAAAGCCGACGCGCTCGCGGCATGGCTCGCCACGACGCTCGCCGAGATCGCGCCGGAGCTCGATCCAGCAACGCTAATGAACACGATCGAGGGCATCGCGACGGACATCGTTCGAGGCGCATCCGGGGTTGATCCCGACGCTTGGCAAGGCGGAGGCTGAGCCGCAAAAATAACGCTTGACATCAAGCGCCACTGGGCCGATAGTTATGTGTGGGCCTAGAGGGCGGCGATCTGAAGCGCGGCGCCGAAGCCGACTCGAGTTCCTCTAGGCTCCCGGGTTGGTGGAGGTGCCGCGCTCGTTGTTTGTGGGTGGTCCCTGGCCGAGAGAGACATAGAGAGGGGCCGATGCTCCGAGCACTGATAATAGGTTCCTCGTCCGATTGGCGCACTGGCGTCCGGGTCCGAGCTGCGGCACACGACCTACGGGAGCCCAGGGTAGGGGCGGGCAGTCCTACTTTTCTAGGAGACCGCGGCATTGTGGGACCACCCCGATTTGTGGTGCGCGGTGAGCCGCATGGAAGCGGTGAAACCGACTCTAGCTGGTCTACGGGGGCCAAACCGGATGGTCGCGATCCTGGCTCATGACACGCGAAAGCCCCGATGCCAGATCCGACTACCCGCGACACTGGTTGGGACTGGTGGCTCGAGACAGGGGCGAGTAGAAAAGTGAACCGTAGCGCCGCGCACCACGCCGATTGAAAGGGGCCTAGACATGGATCAAGGCAATCTCACAGGTACGATTTCGATGTCGCGCAAGGTCAATCTCGGCAACTACGAGTCCGCGGACGCCTTTATGAGCGTCGGCGGGATCACGCACGAGACAACAGAGGCCGACGTGATCGCTTTGCTTGATGGCCCGGTGAAGGAGACATTCGAGATTCTCAAGGCTCGACTCCGCGCCCAGGTCGCGCGGATGCGGAACGAAGGGGGCCAGTGATGGCGGCAGCGAAGGAAACGAAAGGTACGGCGCTAGTGGCGACGCCGGACCGGAGCAGGCTCGGGGCGCTGGTTGGAACGATCGAGGAGCGTATTCGCGCGTTTGACCAGATCGCAGCCAACCTCGCGTCGTTGCAGCTGAACGGGTGGGATACCGTGCAGAGGATCAAGGCGGCATGTTGGCTCTCGGATGGAGCGGGGATGCATCCGGCCACGTTCGTGCAGAACCACTACTGCATGACCGTCCAGGAAAAGCTCATCGTAGAACCAAAAATGGAGTTTATCTTGGGAGTGCTCCAGTCGAGGATCCCCGGGTTTCGGTTCGTGATCGAGGAAGAGGAAGACGACCACGCCAAGGTGTGGATGACGGATGGCAAGTCCGAGGTGCGTAAGAGCTACGATCTCGACGACGCAAGGCGGCTGGGGCTCTTCTCGCGACGCGGCAATATGCTGACGGGTGGCGCTACCCGCGAATGGTGCCTCAAACAAGCGGTCAAAAAAGCGGGAAGGATGATTGGCGCGGCCGCGTTAATGGACCTGCCGGTCGGCCTGGACACCTACGAGATCGCGGACGGTGCGGCTCCGGCCCCGACTCCCACCGAGGCTATAGACGCGGCCATCGAGAAGGCGACCGGCAAGCCGGTGGACGTGGAGTTCGAGGAAGAATCGGCGGGGGACGACACTCCCAGATCCAGCGGCGCACGGTCGGAAGCGCAGTCTCCGGCGCCGGCAGTCGGTTCCGAGCGCGCTGCGGCCCCCGCCTTCAAGAATCCGCGCATACGTCTAGCAAAATTGATGTTCGAGCGCTTCGGCAATCTCTCTAAAGCTGAGACTGCGGCCAAGGTGAGCGAGTTATACAACGCGATGATGCAGGTGCGGACTGGTGTGCCGCACGAGGGGACGGCGAAGATCGGCCCTATCGAAGCCGAACAGCTCATCGCCTATATCGAGGGGCTGGGGGGCAGTAAGACGGCGGACGCCCCGATGGCGACAAGTTCCGCTGGCCCCCAGCCGCCAGAAGCAGAAGCGCCCGAACCCGAGCGGGAAGCCAATGACAGGACCACGGCTGACGCCTACATCGAGCTGATGGGCACGGTACTGCGCGCTCGGAAGCTCTTCGGCCGGAAGTTCGTTCAGGAAGCGCCCGAGGGAAGCGGCAAATACTGGTTCGTGGATCTCGCCACATTTTCCCAGGCTGGAGAAGCCGCGTCGGTCAAGCTCCAGGTCGGACCGGACGTGGTAGCGCCGATCGAGAAGATAGAGCAACTGAACCGGATCTTGGGCGCCGCGTGTGACTTCAAGGAGCGAGGCGGTCGATGATCCACATTGGATGGCCGCAGGGCATCTATCTCGCGTGGACCGTACTCGGGATCCTC